ATGAACATGTATGCAGATAGCAACTTGAAATTTGAAGAGATTAGTTCGGCTGCAAAACTTATTTTAAGTTTATATAGACAAGTTACCTGGGCAGTAGATAGCAGGGCAAATTTTATGATGTTTGATAGTAAAGAAAACTATGGATCAACTTCAGAATCTGCTTACTTGTATCTTTCTACATTTGCTCCAGAAAAAGTTGAAGAAAAGTTTAATAATAGAGTTTCCAATGTAATGGATAGTAAGCTTATGCTTTTAATAATTTATGATGCCTGCGTTAGGTTAAAAGTTTATCCAGAGTATGGAGAAATCTATCATAAGATTATTTATAACTACTACATTTCTGAAAAAAAGATTACTGATGAAGCTTGTATGAGAAGTGTATCTTTAGAGAGAACTGTTTATTATCAAAGAAAGAAGGAAGCAATTGCATTGGTAGGTGTAATAATTTGGGGATATACTTTACCGACTGCTATTAGCCAACTTGAAGACGGTTGTAGCATTGAAGAAATAATGAACATCTAAGAAATTAATTTATGACGAACTTATTGCGTACTATTTCCGAATGAAAAAAGTACCATATACGAATTTTATGTGTACTTAAATGCATATATAATATCCATGATGGGTGATCTGCACCTAAATTTAATATTGGCATTTATTGACTGAAAGAATTTATTTTCTTTCGGTCTTTTTTTATGCCCAGGAGAATATATGCAAAGAATTAGAAGCCCTCCTTGTGTGAATTTCATTTTCAAACAAAAGAAATTCATGTCAACAAGGAGGAAAAATTAATGGACAAAGAATATTATTTATTTGTAGAAGGAAAGAAAGTAGTTGTTAGCAAGGAAGTATATCTTGCCTATCATAGTGAATTGAATAAAGAGAAATATCAAATAAGAAGAGACAGGTTAAATAACTGTTTCTTTTTTTGTTCCTATGATCATGATGGAAACTTCGAAGAAAATTTAGAAGATCTGGAATTTGATGTTGAAAAAATTTTCGAAACAAAGGAAATGATTGAAGAAGTTAGAAAAGCTATTTCTAAACTCAACCCTGTTGAAAGGGATTTGGTAGAAAGTCTTTTTTATAAAGAAGAAACAGTAAGAGAAGTAGCTGCTAAACTGAATATTTCTAATCCAGCCGTTATTAAAAGGCGTAATAAAGTCTTAGAAAAACTAAAGGAAATCTTAGAAGACTTTTAGATGACAGTTACCAAGAGGGTCTAATTTTCACTGTTACTTATGCAGTGGGAATTGGACCTTTTCATTTAACCAAATTTATTTTTGAAAATTGGTTAGCAAGAAAGGCTTCTTTTCACTGTTAAGTATAAGAGGGTAATTTTAAACAATTTTGTTTCATCAAGATAAGTATTTTTTGATGGTCAAATTTTAAAAAGATTAATAGCTCTCGATAAATTTTGAACCTTAACAACTGAATAGACCAAGACAAGACATTAATCATTTTTGGAGCGTGATAACCTATCCGCCAAGATCTTTCTGCTGAATAATTCGGCAAAACAAGTACTGCTAAGCAAAAAGCAAGGGAAGAAGAAAGGGAGCGATAAGTAAGAGTTTGAATATAGGGAGGGATACCCTATTCGCTATGAAGAAAGTGAGGATAATGATACTTCTAAGGTTGAAGCCGGCTCATCCTGAATAGAGGCGGAGGTGAGATTCCTATGTTGCTAATCCAAGGCACTTGTCAATGTCAAAAAACTTTAATTTTATATTGTGAGGTAAAACCTATGAATACAAAAGAAAAGAAGAAATATAAACCTAAAGAGCAAATATCAAAAGAAGATTATTCTAAAAAAATTACTTACACTCAAAGTGATAAAGAATCCCTCGACTTACTAGATATTGTTGAGCTTTATTTATGTAGAGCTTGTATAAGACTATAAGCTGGGGTGCTGACTTAAAAACTTGGGTGCGGTAAAATATAAGTGGTAGAAGAACTCCTTAATGACTATTTGCCCAAATACAAATTAAGGAGGTTTTGTAATGGAAAAATTTGCTTGTATGTATCTTCGTTTATCAAGAGAGGATGGAGATAGCACAGAAAGTAATTCTATTTCAAATCAAAGACAGATTATCAAATCATATGCAAGGGACAATGATTTTAAAGTTGTTGCTGAATATGTAGATGATGGCTTTTCAGGATCTAATTTTGACAGACCAAAATTCAAGAAGATGATTCAAGATCTTGAAGAAAAGAAGTTCAAAACAATTATTGTGAAGGACTTATCCCGTTTTGGGAGAGATTATATCGAATCAGGTAAATATCTACAAAAGATATTTCCAGAAAAAGGTATAAGGTTTATATCCGTAAACGATAACTATGACAGTGAAAATGCAGATGTAAGCGATACACACCTAATTCTTCCTATAAGAAACTTTATTAATGATTCTTATTGTAGGGATATTTCTATGAAAGTTAAATCTTCAAAAGAGATCAAAAGAAAGAATGGTGAATTTATTGGTGCATTTGCTCCTTTTGGTTATAAGAAGGATAGCAAAAACAAACATAAGTTAGTCGTTGATACAGAAGTTTCACATATAATTGAAAGAATCTTCAATATGAAGATAGACGGTTATTCGTCTAAGGCTATTGCAGATTTTTTAAATAGCATAGGTTGTGTAACACCATCTAAGCATAAAGAAAATTCTGGTGATAATCATACTACTGGTTTTATTGTTAAAGACTCTAAATGGGACGCAAAAATGGTCAATAGGATTATTACAAACAAGGTCTATATAGGAGTGCTTGAACAAGGGAAAACTAGAAAACTAAATTACAAGTCTAAGAGAGAAGTAGAAGTAAATGAAGAAGATTGGATTGTAATAAACGACTCTCATAAGCCTATCATTTCAAAAAGCATTTATGCTTTGGCTAATAAGATGATGCTCCGAGATGTAAAACAATCGGCAGATATACCACATATTTTATCAGGAATGCTTTATTGCAAAGATTGTGGATCTTCAATGGTTAGAAGAAAGGTTAAGTCCAAGAATGGATATAATATTTTTTATATTTGTTCTCACTATAATAACAAAGGAGATTGCACAAGACATAGTATAAAAGAAGACTATCTACTTGATATGACTCTTTTCGCACTTAAAGATTATTTAAAAAAATACAATGAATTACTAAGTCAAGTTAATAAGTTAGATGTATCAAAAGTTACATTTAATATTGACTTTGAAAGCTTAAACTCAGAAAAAAGAAAATATGAAAGGCTTAGACAATCTTTATATATGGACTTAGAAGACGAACTTATAACTTCTGAAGAGTTTGAAAGGTTCAGAAAAAATTATCTTATTAAGATCAGGGAAATAGAGAAACAAATTGCTACAAAGAAAAATATACTTGCCAACTTGCAAGAAAAGATGAAAAACAAGGACAGTTTGGTTTCCGAAATTGTTCCCACTGATTTAAGCAGTCTAAATAGACTAACAATTGTATCTTTTATAGATAGAATTGAAATCGGAGAAAACAATGAGATTAATTTTGTCTTTAATAATTTGGAAACAGTTAACTTACTGAAGACCCTTATAAAAGAAGAAAATGAAAACAAGTCCGAAGTAAAGAAAAATTTGATTTCAATAAATAAGGTATTTGGAAATGCTCTTGAAAATAAGACTCCAATGCAATTAGCTGGAGGTGTTTTATAATGGCAAGAACTTCCAAAAGATATATTGAAAAGAAAAGTGAAAAGATAGAAAGAAAAGTCTTTAAGGCCGGAATTTATACAAGACTATCTAACGAAAGAACAGAAGAGTGGAGAGAAAAATCATACTCAATAGAAACTCAAATCCTATCTTGTAAAGAATATGCATTAAAAGAAAATATAGATGTTTTAGAAGTTTACACCGACTATGAATATAGTGGGACAAACTTTGAAAGACCATCATTTCAGAATATTATGCAAGATATTAGGGATAGAAGAATCAATTGTATTATTATCAGAGATTTATCAAGACTTGGAAGAGAATATCTTGAAATGGGAAGATTGATTGATAAAGTGTTTCCATTTTTAGGTGTTAGATTTATTTCAGTTAATGATAAATTGGATACAGTCAAAGAAACAGATTCAAAGAAATCTTTTGAGGTTACTCTTAAAAATATTATCAACGATATGTATGCTAAGGATATTTCAGTTAAGATAAAAACCTCAAAACACAATAGAGCAAGAAATGGATACTTTATTGGATCTGTTCCACCTTACGGGTACAAGATTAAAAAATCTAAAGAAGGTCAAAAGCTTGTAATTGATGAAAATGTTAGATTTATAGTTGAAGAGATGTTTGATTTAACTCTTCAAGGCAAAAGCCAGTATGAAGTAGCAAAGCATTTTAATGAAAAAGGGTATGCTCCTGGAATGATTTACTATAAAACTGGGAGAGTTTACAGAGAAAATGATGATCCTGAATGGAATAAAGGGACAATTTCTAAAATGCTTACAAATCCAGCTTATACGGGGACTTTAGTACAAGGAGTTAAGCAACAAAATCTTGCAAAAGGAATTAAACAACATTTTGTAGACGAAAGTCAGTATATAATTTGTGAGAATGCACATGAAGCAATCATTTCTAAGGAAGTTCATGAAAGAATATTACAAGAAAGACGAGAAAGAAAGAAAAATCATGTTTTCAGTTCGCCAATGCACAATTTTGAAAATAGGGACTATGAGAACAGATTTAAAGGTCTTGTAATCAATAATAATACTGGCAAAGAACTTAATAGAAGAACTCGTATCTATGGTAAGAATAGAGATAGACTTTACTATTCATTTCAGAATGAGAGGTTTAGTGGAAGTATAAAACCCGAAAAATCAGTATTCATTATGGAAAGAGATTTAGATCAGGCTATTAGTGATAAGATTTCTGAGTTTATTATGAAGACAACTAGCAAGACAAAATTTGTTAACCGAATTAAAGCTAGATTTAATAACGCAATAGATACTTTTAAGAAAGACATTGAAAATCTTAAAAGAAAAAATCTAAATGAAGAAAATATCATTCAAAGAGCCTATGAAGAATATAGTCTAGGCAAGATTGATAGAGACGAGTATCTATTAAAAAGAGAGATTGCTCAAAGTCATATGTCTACATTTGATAACGAGATTTCAGCAATTGAAGTTAATATATCAAAACTTAAAAAAGAAAGATCAAAATCAACAAAATGGATAAATGATTTATATGCTTCAAAGAATTTGGAAAAGCTATCTGGCGATTTAATCCATAGCTTAATCGAAAAAATAATAGTTTATGATAAACACGAATTTGAAATAGTCTTTAAATTCAATATAGATAATTTGGTAGGAGGAATAGACGATGAGTAAGATAGCTCTTTATATTAGATTATCCGTTGAAGATATGATAAAGACTGATGAAAGTGAAAGTATCATAAACCAAAGAGCATATTTAAACGATTATCTCGACAAGAATGAAGAATTTAAAAACTTCACAAGAGAAGAATATGTCGATGATGGATATTCTGGAACAAATGAAAATAGACCAGCCTTTCAAAGAATGCTCGAAGATGTAAAGAAAAATAATATCCAGACGATAATTGTAAAAGACTTATCCAGATTTATGAGAGATTATATAACACTTGGAGATTATCTTGAAAATATATTTCCATTCCTTGGAGTAAGATTTATTGCCATAAATGATGGCTATGATAGTAAGAAAGAAAAGGGAAATGGAACAGATTTAGACATTCAATTCAAGGGACTATTATATGATTTCTACACAAAAGATATTTCTGAAAAGGTAAAGTCATCTATGACTACACTTAAAAAACAAGGAAAATTTTTAGCTTGGAGTCCACCATTGGGATATATGAAAGATCCTAATGACAAACACAAAATCATAGTTGACGAAGAAACTGCTTGGATAGTAAAGAAGATTTTCAAACTTGCACTTGATGGCATATCTTCAAGAAATATAGCTAAGATATTAAATGAAGAAAAGATTCCGACACCATCAAAAAGAAAGAGTGAACTAACAAATCTTGATTTTGAATATTCGATAATTAGAACAGCTAAAAAGCCTAGACCAACTTGGACTAATGGCAATGTAATAGATGTATTGGCAAATGAAAATTATACTGGAACTTACACTTTCAATATGCAAGATAAGTCAGTATTAAATCCATCTTCTTTTAAATTCAAACCAAAAGAAGAATGGGGAAGAGTTGAGAATAATCATGAAGCTATTATATCTAAAGAAGACTTTGAAAAAGTTCAGAAGATTAAAGAGAAGAATCTATTTATGAAAGGTAAAAATACCGATTATGAATGGAGAAAGAAATCTCCACTACAAGGTTTTGCAAAATGTCCAACTTGTAATCACATTTTAGGATGTACTCAATCTAAACACAAAAGACCTGATGGAAGCCTTAGAGTACACACATATTTTACTTGTAGGATATGTAAGTGTAATAATGTAAAACATAAGAACTCAAGAGCAGGAAGCCTTGAAGAGCAAGTATTTGAAGCTATAAAAGAAAAATATGGTCTAGAAGATCCAAACAAGGATGAAAAAGTAAAAGTTAAACCTATGGGAAAATCTATCGAAGATCTTGAAGCTAAGAAAATGCAGAATTTTGAGAAGTATAAATTAGGTAAGATGAGTAGACAAAAATTCATTGACTCTAAAAATTTGATAGATGAAGATATACAAGCAATAAAAGAAAAAATACAAAAAGCAAAAGAAGAAAAAGAAGTAATAGACAACACTAAACTTACCAGAGAATTGATGGAAAAATATATAGACTCAGTATTCTGTGAAGGAAACGAAGTGTTGAACATAATATGGAAGTAGCAAAGGGAGTGAGCAATCACTCTCTTTTAAATTACATAACAATAACCTCTTTTTTGTCATAAGCTTGACATGAGAGGGAACTGGTTCTAATAATACCTGGGAAGAAATCGCCCAAAAAATACATACTTCTAAGACTGGAATTTACAGAAAAAGAGAGCGCATTTTAACACTATTTGGAAAACAAATAGGTAAATTATAAAGTTGGGAAAAATATCCATATTATTCCCAAAAAAAAGATGATATATTAGTAATATGAAGTTTTCAGAAATCGAAAACTAATTTTCCTATATTTTTATCAGAAAAGCTCATATATCTATTGTATAGGAGCTTTTTTAATAGTATTATTAAAGTGATAAAATTAGGAGATAAAAATATGGCAAAGAAAAAAATATTTATTTCTCATATCGGAGAAGAAAGTGAGATAGCTAAGAAATTTAAAAAAGAAATACTCAATTATACCAATAGGGGAGTTGAAATTTTTGTTTCATCTGATGATGAAAGTATTTATGCAGGAGATGATTGGGAAGATGAAGTAAAAAATAACATTAAAAGTTGTGATATGATGCTTGTTTTACTTTCAAAAAAATCATTATATCGTCCATGGATTAGTTTCGAGACTGGAGCAGCTTGGGTTAGAGGAATCAAACCAATTCCAATATGTCATGGAGGATTAGACACAGATTCTTTACCTAAGCCATTTAGTATTATGCAAGCTCTTAATGCTGATGAAAAAGGTTTAACAAAGGTTTTTAGAAGGGTTTCTTTACTTCGAGATGAGGATTTTGTTTCTGCTGATGTAACTGAATTAATAAATGTTATTAAGAGCTTTGATAAAAAATATTATGAAATTGATGAAATACAGGAATTTTTAAGCATATTTGATGATTATGCAAAAAGTGTTTTGAAAAATTTGAATGAAGATAATGATTATTCTGCAGAATTAAGAATGGAAGAAAGCTGTTATAATCAATTATTGGATATGAAAAATAATTTTGAAATAGGTAAACACATAACGCTTGATACAGGGACGATGTTGGTTGGTTTAGTAAATAATAAATGGACTAATACTATTCAATATAGAATAAAAATTGATAATCAGCTAGCCGAAAAATTGAAAAATAATTAAAATAAGTCACACAAATGTGTGGCTTTTTGTATCACTAAGGAGGTGATGGAAAATTGAGTAAATTAACACTAAAACAAAAGCGTTTTGCGGATGAGTACATCATCTCAGGAAACACAGAAAAGTCAGCTCTTATTGCTGGATATAGTAAAAATTACGCTAGAGCACAAGCACATAAATTGTTGGCAAATGTTGGCATTAAATCCTATATAGATGAAAGGCTTGAAAAGCTTGAATCTGAAAAGATTGCAACTCAAGAAGAGGTGCTTCAGTATCTGACATCAATTATGAGAGGTGATCAACAAGAAAAGACGCTCATTAGCATTGGAGAGCTTGGACAAGAGATTGTCGATATCGACGTTGGTGCTAAGGATAGAATAAAAGCTGCTGAGCTACTAGGTAAGCGATATAGATTATTCACCGATAAAGTTGAAATGGATGTGTCATCAGATATAACTATTAGCGTAGGTGAGTGGGATGACGACTAAGCAACGCCCTAAAATTAATATTGTCATCAAGTATCCTAGCAAAGTCTTTAATAAACATATCTACGATAAACTATATAATTACGATAATTTCACAGAGGTACACTATGGAGGTGCATCTTCTGGAAAATCACACGGTGTATTCCAAAAGATTATCTTAAAAGCACTTAATCCTAAATTTAAACATCCGAGAAAGATTCTTGTCCTTCGAAAAGTTGGTGCAACAGTTAGGGACTCTGTCTTCGCTGATATTATGTCTAACTTGTCGTTTTTTGGCGTCTTGGATAAATGCAAGATAAATATGTCAGCATTCAGGATAACACTTCCTAATGGCTCAGAATTCGTATTCAAAGGCATGGATAATCCAGAAAAGATTAAATCAATCAAGGGGATATCTGATGTTGTAATGGAAGAAGCTAGTGAGTTTACACTTGATGATTACACACAGTTGACTTTGCGTTTAAGGGATAAGAAACATCTAGAGAAGCAAGTCTATCTCATGTTCAATCCTGTGAGTAAAGCAAACTGGGTTTATAAAGCTTTCTTTATCAAGTCACCTAAAAACACTGTAGTTTATCAAACTACATATAAAGATAATAGGTTTTTAGATGATGTTACTAGAGAAAATATAGAGGAACTAGCAAACAGAAACGAAGCTTATTACAAGATTTATGCTCTAGGTCAGTTCGCGACTTTAGATAAGCTCATATTTCCAAAGTATGAAAAAAGAATACTAAACAAAGACAAGTTATCACACTTGCCTTCTTTTTTTGGTTTGGACTACGGATTCATTAATGATCCTTCGGCATTTTTGCATGTCAAAATCGATGATGCAAACAAGAAGCTATACATCTTGGAGGAATATGTCAGAAAGAATTTGACCAATGATAAAATAGCTAATGCTATAAAGAGCCTCGGATATGCCAAAGAAGAAATCAGAGGGGATTCAGCTGAAAAGAAATCTAACCAAGAGTTGAGAAATTTAGGTATTCAAAGAATGATTGATGTAAAAAAAGGAGCTGGTTCAGTTATGCAAGGAATTCAGTACATGCTACAGTACGATATCGTTGTTGACGAAAGGTGTGTTAAAACAATTGAAGAGCTGGAGAATTACACTTGGAAAAAAGATAAGAAAACTAACGAGTATATCAATGAGCCAGTTGACAGCTATAACCATTGCATTGATGCTATCAGATATGCAGTACAAGATAGAATATATCAATCATCTGACAGAAATAAACGACTAAATAATGCTAAATATTATTTTAGATAGAGAGGGATTTGAACTTGTTTGAAAGAAAATTTTTATCAGGAACAAGATTTAATGAAAATGCGAACAGGCAATTTATCATGTTGCAAGAAGATTTTGATGCTATTGAATATAATTCGCAGAAATGGATTGATCAGTTAAAAAAATATATTTCTAGTTTTGAGACTGAGCAACTAGACCGATTGAAAGAACTAAAACGGTACTACCTTGGTGATAACAATATCAAATATCGTCCAGCAAAGACCGATGAATATGCAGCTGACAATCGTATTGCTAGTGATTTTGCTAAGTACATTACAGTCTTTGAGCAAGGTTACATGCTTGGTGTGCCTGTAGAGTATAAGAACGAAGATAGTGATATTCAAAAAAACATCGATCTTATGAGTGTTCGTAACAATGAAGACTATCACAATGTAGCAATCAAAACGGACTTATCCATTTACGGTCGTGCTTACGAGCTTTTAACCGTTGAAGAAGTAGATAATGGGACAGAAATTAAACTCTATCAACTACCCGCAGAACAGACATTTGTTATTTATGATGATACTTATCAACATAATTCTTTGATGGCTGTACATTTCTACGATATCGATTACGGCGCAGGTAAACGAAAGCAAATTGTTAAGGTCTATACTTCAAATATGATATTTACCTACGAGGACTTTAATCAAGAAACAAAAGGAATGAGTCTGAAAGATGAAGAAGAACATTACTTTAGTGGTGTTCCAGTTAATGAATATTCTAATAATGATGATAGAGCAGGCGCTTATGAATCAGTCTTAGATAATATTGATGCATACGACTTATCACAGTCAGAGCTTGCTAACTTTCAACAAGATTCTGTAGATGCAATCCTAGTTCTCTCTGGTAATCCGTATACAGGAGCAGACGAAAATGATTTTTTTGAAGATGGACGTATAAATCCAAACGGTCGTTTAGGTATATCTATTGGATTCAAGAAGGCAAAAGTTATTGTCCTTGATGACAATCCTAACCCGGATGGTGCTAAGCCAGATGCGTATTATCTAAAAAAAGAATATGATATGGCAGGAAGTGAAGCGTATAAAAACAGACTAGTGTCAGATATCTTACGCTTTACTTTTACTCCCGATATTCAAGATTTAAAATTCTCTGGTGTTCAATCTGGCGAGTCAATGAAGTATAAGCTAATGGCTTCAGATAATTACCGTGAAAAGCAAGAACGGTTGTTCAAAAAAGGACTCATGAGACGTTTACGTTTAGCTGCCAATATCTGGTCAATCAAGGGGAACGAATCGACGGTATATAGTCAAGTTAATGATACTAGTATAGTATTTACTCCTAATGTGCCGCAGAATGATAATGAAATTGTTTCGGCTGCACAGAGTCTTTATGGAATTGTTAGCGATCAAACTATTTTTGAAATTTTAAACGCAGTAACTGGTGTCGATGCTGAAGCTGAATTAAAACGTCTGAAAGAAGAGGCTGACGAGAAGCAAGTAATGCCAGAACCAAGAAATGTAGGTGATGCTAATGGACAAGAAGAACCAACAGCAGGACCATCTTGATTACTGGCAAAAACGTCAAGAAGATATTGTTAGTTATTTAGATAGAGCAGACTTAGATATTTTCAATGAATTATCTAGAGTATATAGTAACCAATCATTGTCTTTACAAAAGGATTTATATGATTTTTATAATCGTTTTGCTGAAGATAATAAGATAACTTATCAAGATGCTGTTAAGAAGCTTAGACACGAAGATTTAAGTGATTATGCAGCAAATGCCAATCGATATAGAGAGCAAGCTGAGAAAGACCCAGAGCTACTTAAACGTATTAATGAACAATATGTATCAGCGCAGGCTACTCGTCTTGACATGCTTAATTTAGAGCTTATACATCGTGCAGGTACTATGAGAGGTATCTTAGATGGTTTGTTTAGCGATCATCTAAGAAAGGCAGCTAGTTATGCTTACCAAAAAGCTGTAGGTGGTCGCTCAGGAACAATTAATGGGCCAGCTCTAGAACAGTTAATCAAGACACCATTTGACGGCTATAATTACTCAGAGCAACTCTGGGGAAATGTTGATAATCTAGTAAAAGATTTACAAGAAGCATTCAAAAAAGGATTTGTCAGAGGCCTTGGTCCTAGAGAAATGGCTCGTGAATTGGGCAAACGTTACGACGTAGCCAGACATAGGGCTGAAACGCTTATTCGTACTGATGGCACGATGATTATCAATAATGCTACAGCCAAGCGATACATTGATGCGGGTATTAAGTATTATCGAGACTTAGTTCAGCTAGATGATAGAACCACTCAGATATGTCGAAGTAAGGCAAGAGAAAATAAAAAGAAACTCTTATCTGAAATGCAGCCCGGAATTAATGTTGCTCCATATCACTTTAATTGTAGGACTACAATTATTCCTGACGAGGATGAACTTAATACCGATGTTGAACCTATCGCTGATAAAAGTACTAAGTATTTTAAGGATGTCACATCAGATTGGATAGATGGGCAAGAGTATAAGTCTCAAATATCTATGCTAAATGAGTACACTAAAGGAGGCGAAACTTACAGAGTTGATGGTCATAACGTAGTACTTGATCATTCAAACTACGAATACAGAGTTGCTAACTGGTTATCTAAGAAGACAGGATTGCAAGTTGAAATGGTTCCGAGGGTTAATTTCCCCGAAAATATTAATACTCCAGACTATTTAGTTGACGACGTTCCATTTGACTTGAAAGAAATCACAGGTTCAGGTAAAAACGTCATCGATGGTAATCTACGAAAAGCAAAAAAGCAAGCACCTAATATCATTTTTGATATCACAAAAACCCCACTATCTTTTGAAGAAATACTGGGGCAGTTAGAACATATTTATAAGATAGATCGCAGGGGTCTCAATATATCAATTATCAAAAACAAAGACGAGGTGTTAGCTGTAGTAGAAAAAGAAAGACGATGACCCACCGCCTCCACAGAAAACTGCTTCATGGGCGTTAGACCACCGTCTTTCACTACCATAAGTATACACCAGTATAGCAGAATTATCAAGGAGGAAGATATGTTTATTTGGCGAATGGTATTAGTAGCACTGGGTGTATTGGTGCTCATATTGATTATTGGCATTGCAGCAATAGCAGTTAAGTCAATTATTGCAGAAGTGAAGAAGGAAGGATAAAGCAATGAATAAACGAATTAAGAAGAAACGTAAACTCGAACGAGCTATTGTGATGCTTATCGCAGAGAATGCCATGCAAGCAGAAGCTCTTAGAAATCAACATAAAAGAATTGAACAACTTGAACAAATTGTAGAACATAATGCTCAAGCGACAAATAACGAACTTGATTATATAAAGAATAACTATAAGAAAAAATGGAAGAAATAATTACTAATCATTTAGATTAGTCGTAGCGATACGGCTTTTTATTATGTCCAAACTTGTTGATGACACTAAAAGCTACACTGTTTCGTCGCAGGACGTAAAACTAGACTATCGGTTGGTGGCGTAACCACTAAAGGAGAAAATTATGGCAGAAGAAAATGTAGCAACAGAAACTACTGAGCAAGTCGACACTCAGAAAGAAGCTGTTGAACAAGCTAAGCAAGAACATGAGCGTACATTTACTCGTGCGGATATTTCAAAAATGATGACTGCTGAGCGAGCTAAATGGGAAGCAGAACAATCTGACGCTATTGAAAAGGCACGTACTGAGGGCGAACGATTGGCCAAAATGTCCAAGGATGAACGTGCTAAGGAAGAAGAACAAAAACGTCTTGATGCAATCGCAGAACGAGAAAAAGCAGTCGCAGAACGTGAAATGCGTATTGAGACTCAAACGCTCCTTGTGGAAAAAGGTTTGCCATTAGAATTTATTGATGTTGTTTTAGGTACTACTGCAGAAGAAGTTAAGACTAATATTGATAATTTACAAATTATTTTTGATAAGGCTGTTGAAAAGCGCGTTAATAATCGTTTGACTCAGAAGCCACCACGGACTGGCAACGGCTCTGTCGGCATGACTAAAGCTGAGATTATGGCAGTAGAAGACGACGACGAACGTATGCGTTTAATTGCTGAAAATCGTAACTTATTTTAAGAATAAGAAAGGAATATTATGGCTGAAAAAAATTTAAATACCATGGCAGACTTGGGAGACATTAAATCGATTGATTTTGTTAACAAGTTTTCCAAAAACATTAATGACTTACTGAAACTACTAGGGGTTACTCGTCGTGAAGAGTTAACCAGTGATTTAAAAATTCAGACCTATAAGTGGGAAGTGACTTTAGATCAAACTGATCCTGGAGAAGGGGAAACAATCCCTCTGTCTAAGGTTACTCGAACTAAAGATAAAGACTATACAGTGAAGTGGTTCAAGAAACGTCGTGCAACTACAGCTGAGGCAATTGCTCGCCATGGTGCAGCTCGTGCTATCACTGAAGCAGATAAGCGCATTATGCGTGAGCTTCAGAATGGAATTAAGGATGCGTTCTTTACATTCCTCAAAACAAAACCAACAAAAGTTAAAGGGGCTGGTCTTCAGAAGGCACTATCTTTATCATGGGCAAAACTAGCTACTTTTAATGAGTTTGAGGGGTCTCAACTTGTTTCTTTTGTATCTCCTTTAGATGTAGCAAATTACCTTGGTGATACTAAAGTAGGTGCAGATGCTTCTAATGTTTTTGGGATGACGTTACTAAAGAACTTTTTAGGGATGCAGAATGTTATCGTTATGCCATCTGTGCCAGAAGGAAAAGTTTACTCAACTGCAGTTGATAATCTTGTTTTTGCTTCGTTGAATGTACGTGGTGGAGATTTAGGTGGTCTATTTGCAGACTACACAGATGAGACTGGCTTGATTGCTGCAGCTCGTCAACGTCAATTATCTAACTTAACTTATGAGTCAGTATTTTTTGGAGCGAATGTACTATTTGCTGAAATTCCTGAAGGAGTTGTAGAGGCAACTATTGAAGCAGATAAAGAGGTCCCAGGAGCAGTTCCAGGAGGGTAAAATAAATGGATAAGGAACTACTTTTAGTTGAGGTAAAAATTTTTAAAGGTATTGCTAAGAATGATGCCTCACAAGACGAATTGATTAAACTTGCCATTGACGAAAGTATTGACCGTATCCTTGCGAAACTCAATGAGTATTCTGATGAAGAGCTGTTAGAAATACCACGACGTTTAACATTTATCGCAAGAGATGTAGCTATTAAAAGATATAATCGGCTTAATTCAGAAGGAGCCAAGGCAGATTCTGAAGAAGGTCGGTCTTTTAGTTGGGAAGACTATCTCACAGAATATGACTCAATTCTTAGAAATGTTGCTTATGGTAAAAGGTGCCGTGGAAAAGGTGTCGCTAGATTTATTTAGGAGGTCATAAATGATTTACAAAGATAGAGTTATCTTAGTGTATGTCGATGAGGAGGACGATTTTCTAGATAAAAGAACTGTTGAAAAACCTAGCGGAAAAATCCCCTGCATGGAAAATACTTTCACAAAATCTGAACAGATGGGGTTATTTGGTAAATATGATTTGAACGCTTTTAAGTTGCACTTGCAAGGTCATTACGATGGCTTTAGCAAGATTATCTACAAGGGGAAACCGAGGTTGATAAAGGGACTAGCGCACCATAAAAATAGCACGGTTATTTATGTATGAGTCTTACTTATCGTATGCGAGGACTGGACAGGTTTTTACGCAGCGTTGAGCGCAAGCAGAAGTCAGCACGAATCGCTGTAGATAAAGAACTTAGCAAATCAGCAGCTAGGATTGAGAGACAGGCTAAAATACTAGCCCCGGTTGATACTACATGGCTGAGAAGTCAAATCTACAATGAACAACAAAAACTCTTGCACTATAGAGTGGTTTCTCCTGCTTTATATTCTATTTATCTTGAGTTAGGTACTCGTAAAATGGAAGCTCAACCATTTTTAGACCCTGCCCTGAGAAAAGAATGGCCAGTGTTAATGGCTAACCTCAAAAAAATGTTTAAAAGGTAGGTGATATATGGCTTATTCACCATCTACAATATATCTGAATGAGGTAAAAAAGAGGTTGGAACTATTAAATATTCCAATTTCTTTTAAAATGCCTAAATCAGACGTTTTAGAGCCGTTTATCGTTATAGGGTCTAATATATCAGATACATCAAAAACAGCACAGACAGGTACTGTAGTGGAAGATTTTGGACTTAATATTGACGTTTTTTTACCTGCTGATAGCAGGACAAATGCAGAAGAAGTTAAGTCTAAAATAATTAGGCTCTTGGGAAGAAATAAACGGATTAATGCACAGTTATTGATGGATAATTCTGTAGGTCGTGAGGTCTACCATGTTGCTATCAATATCACAGAAATACTAATTTAAAGGAGAATTAAATGGAAACTACAGTTGAAATTACTACAGCTAAGCCTATTAAAGGTAAAAATATATTTTATTTTATTCAATCTGTTGATGCTAAATTAGGTAGTAAAGCAATTCTGCCAGCATATCGTACAGACGGAACAACAACACTCGGCGGAGATTTTATTGATGAACAAACTCAACAAGGACGTGTGCTTGAAAAAGCAACAGATGAGCACTCAATTGAGTTGACATCATACTACACACCGAAAGACCAAGCGATCGAAATTGTAGAAAAAGCTAAAACAACTGGTAAATCTGTTAAAGTTTGGCGTGTTATCGCAGACGAATCTTTGAAAGAAAAAGGTTCAGGAGCTTTAGAGAGTAAAGAAGTTTATCCTGCGAAGTTTGGATATGGAAAAATTGACGAGATTGAATATTCAGAAGGTGTTGAAGATCTTGTAGAAGCATCATATACATTGAATATTGTCGATAGTTTAAAAGATGGCAAATTTCCACTGACGGCAGAAGATATCGCTTTGTTAACAAGTGTTTATGCATATCAAAACCCAGGCGAAACTACTGGCGATTATGACAATATCCAGAAAAAAGAAGTTTCAGGAAGTTTACCGGGAGCAGTTCCAGGGATATCATCAGAAAGACACTAATTTATAAGGTAGCATTTCGCTACCTTTTATTTTTAAGGAGAAATACATAAATGGAATTAACAGTAGCAAAACGCAGTATTGAAATTAAATTTGATTTTAAAACAATGTTTAAGATAAATAACAGGCTTGGGACTGTGAATAAAGAGACAGGGGAACGTAACGCTGACGGCGTCGGTACGCTATTTTATAAAATCTTAGAGCGTGATGATACAGCTATAGTAGATTTAGTCAAGCTGTCTGTAGGTAGCGGTAAAAAAGCATTGTCAGAAGATGAAGTGCTTGATTCTATCGCAGAGCTAGTCGAAGAAGAAGGATCTACAGAAGCTTTATTTAAAGAAGTTGAGAATGACATGGTTGAATCAGGTTTTTTCAAAGAGAAGATTTCGAAATATATCGAAAGCATGGAGAAATCAGTGAAATATTTAGAAGCTCGAGAAGATGCGGACGAAGCTCAAATCCAAATCGTAAAAGACATGATTGGGAAAATGAAAGACGCAATCTCTTAATTAACTGTGCCCAACTTGGCCTGACGGACATTGATATTATTTACAAGTGTACGAGAACAGAATTAGATGCGATTATGGAAGGATTGCAGTACAAGCAAATTGCAGAACGTGAAAACCTCTCTGAACTTGCTTTAAATCTCAGATACACGTTAAATGCTAAAAACGTCAATGCTAACAAGCTCAAATTAGATAAACAACGTAACAAAATTAAACGAACTTATCAAAATAAACAAGATCTAACTAATATTTCAAACGATTTCGCAGAACGTGTAGCGAAGCTCAATTTACATTTTCAAAATTTATAACAAGATATAACAAGAAAGGAGGGATTTAATGGCAGGTACATTTGATGGGGCTATATTCGCTGATATTGGTGCAAATACTAAAGATTATGAGGCAGCTATGGCTAGAATTGTTAGTACTACACAAAATGCTTTTAGAAAAGCGCAGGATGCTGCAGTTAACAACAGCAACAAAATGATACAGATGATTGGTCAAATTATGGCTCAATTAGCAAATAATGGTCAATCATTAGGGCAAAGACTCGGTAATGCATATAGTACAGGTCTCAAGTTATCTCTTGGTCAAATTCAAAGGATAGCAGCATCTATCGGTGAAAAAATTCCCGAACCCATAAAGAATGGGTTCAATAAAGCTTTTTCAATTATTCAAAATAGCGTACAGAAGTTATCGAGCGCCATCCCTCAACCCATAAAATCCGCATTCACAAGTGCAACAAGCGCAGTAGTTAGCTTTTCGTCTAAGATCACAAGTGCCGTCTCAGCTGCTTTCAACTCTGTTAGTTCTAAAGCGAGTACTGTTGCAGATAAAATCAGTAGTAGTTTTGGGAGTAGAATCACTTCAGCGGTTACTAATTTAGCGACTAAGTTAAGCACAGGTCTTAGCAATGGTTTTAGCAGGATGTCCAGTTCTGCAACTAGTGCCCTAAATGGTATTAGTCAGAGATTCGCAAGCGCATCATCTGCTGGTGAAAAACTAAGAAGCACTGTGGGAAGTATCATTTCTGCTTTTAGTTTGATGGCCATTGCTCGGAAAGGAATCCAAGCAATCACAGGAGCAATGGACGGTGCAATAAGTCGTGTAGATACTATGAACCGATTTCCGAAAACGATGGCGCTATTTGGGTATTCTGCACAACAGTCTAAAGCATCAATAGATAAATTATCTAAAGGAATTGAAGGACTTCCTACACCACTAGACAGTGCTGTTAAAAGTGCCCAACAATTAGCTATAACTACAGGTAGCTTAGATAAAGGAACAGAGCTAGCATTAGCATTTAATAATGCAATGATTGGTTATGGAGCGACTACTGAAGGGGCTGAGCAAGCACTTAGACAGTTTAACCAGTCGTTGGGGTCTGGTAAGATATATGCCGAAGAGTTTAATTCTGTGTCTGAAGCTGCCCCTGGCTTAATGTCTAAAATGGCAGAGTCATTCGGATTTGGTAAAAATGGTGTTCAGGACTTAAAAGCAGCTCTTTCAGACGGCAGTATTACTGCCCAAGAATTCGCTGATAAAATGATTGAACTAAACAAGGCGCAGGGTGGTTTTGCTGAGATGGCCCAATCATCGGCTGGTGGAATCCGAACTGCATGGAAGAACGTACATACCGCCGTCGTAAAAGGCGTAGCAGGTATGATTTCAGCCTTTGATGAAGCTGCCAAAGCTAATGGTATGAAGACCATTGCAGAATCCATTAATAGTATTAAGCCAGCTATAAATTCTGCATTTGCAACTGTGAACTCAATAATGCCAAACCTTGTTGCAGCATTCGCTAGAATCTCCAAGATGGTGAATATTGACTTTAGTCCACTAACTAGTGGAATTAAATCAGCTTTTGGATTATTAAATACTGCTTTAGGTGAATTTGCAAAAACTGGTGAAGTATCGTCAGCAACTATTGATAGAATCAAATCAAAGATAGCATCTATAGGTCCTACTGCAATAGCAGCTTGGGCCTTATTAAATCCTGCAAGTGCTATTGCAACTATTATGCCTTTAATATCAATTATTGGTAAGATTGGTGTTGCTCTTGGGACTGTTGGTTCAGCGTTGGGATCATTCGGAGCAATGGTAGCCAGTGGATTGTCAACTGCTAGCGGAATAATTGGTGCTTTTGCAGCAACAGTAAGTGGTTTACCTGCCATTTTTGCAACTGCGGCAGCGAGAGGNNNAAGCCATGGGAGCTGTGGTAAGCGTTGCTATGGCAGCAATAGGGCCAGCGGCAATTTTAGGATTGGTCGTAGCAGGTCTTGGTTTAGTAAACAATCAATTTGGTACTCAAATTGATAAATTGCTAAATATAGCAATTACTAAAGGTCCTCAAATTATCACTAATTTGGTAAATGGCATTACATCACAAATACCTCAATTAATTGCTAGTGGTGCTGAACTTATATCTAAATTTGCAAATGCTATTACTGTATTGTTACCTGTTATTATTCAAGCAGGTGTCCAATTAATATCTAGTTTAGTTCAAGGTGTTGGACAAAATGCTACGAGTTTAATTAGTTCAGCAATACAAATTATAGGGACATTTATTAGTTCAATTGCAAGTGCATTACCTCAGCTTTTAGCAGTTGGTATGGAATTGATAGTTAATTTAGTTCAAGGAATTGTGCAAAATATTCCACTAATTATTCAATATGCTCAACAAATTATTAACAATTTTGGGGCAAGCTTACAAGCAAACATGCCAAGCATTGTTAATAATGGCATTGCTATCTTAACTAATTTAGTGCAAGGCATTATCCAAATGTTACCCGCAGTTGTACAAATTGCAACCCAAGTCATCACAGGTTTTATTTCCGGTATAGCTCAGTATTTGCCACAGGTAATCCAAGGCGGCATCCAGATTATAATCATGTTAGTGCAAGGTATTATTCAAAATTTACCACAGGTAATCCAAGCAGCGATGCAGATTATTCAGTCATTGATATCTGGTTTATCACAAGCATTACCACAAATTATATCTGCAGGGCTACAGTTAGTTGTGCAGTTGGCTGTTGCAATTATTAAAGGGTTGCCACAGATTATTTCAGCTGGTATTCAATTGATTATAGGACTTGGCAAAGCTATGCTTGAGGCTATTCCGAATGCTCTTTCAGGGGTATGGGAAGGCATTAAAGGTGGATTTAGTTCTATGTGGGACCAAATCACAGGAAAGAGCTCAACAAGTGCCGCTAAAGTTACATCAGACATGTCAACAATGACTATGAATGTTGGTATGCAGACGACCACAATGGCTAATCAAACTAACATAGACACAACTACTATGCTAAATAGCATTAGTCAAAATACTGGTCTTGCTAATTTAAATGCGACAACAAATGCTACTCAGATGGCAACAAATGTAAATGCACAAACAGCATCTATGGCAAATCAAGGTTTGCTGAATGCGGCAGGATTTAATGAAGCGTTGAGTTCGAACATGACTTTAGCAAATACAAATGCTACTAATCAAGCTAATCAAATGACTGCTAATGTTAATAACGCTACTAGCCAAATGAGTCTGGGGTCTCTACCGAATTTCTTGGAATTATCGCAACAGGCAACAAGTAATATGCAAACTGCACAAGCAAATGCTACCACTTCCGCGAATGGAATGAGTTCTGGAGTTACTGGTGCTACAGCTGGTATGGCTAGTGGTGTAGCTAATAACATGTCAGGTATAACTAGCACTGTATCTACAGGGATGAATCAAGCTGCAAATGCTGCAAAATCAGGCGGTGCAAATATATCTAACAGTGTGAATAGCAGTTTTACACAAGCTAAATCTACAGTTTCAAGTTCAATGTCAGGAATGAACAGCACTGTTACTAGTGGAATGAATAGTATTAATAATACTGTAAAATCAGGTGGAAATAATATTAAATCCACCTTTACAAGTTCCTTTAATTCTGCTAAGTCTACAGTTTCAAATGCTATGTCTAGTATTCGTTCGTCAATTTCAAGTGGAATGAACAGCGCTGTGAGTGTAACAAGAAGTGCAATGAATTCGGTTGTATCTGCAATGAATGCAGCAGCGAGTGGTGCTAGATCTGCAGGTTATAATACTGGGATTGGATTTGCAAATGGCCTAGCAAGCACTGCAGGAACTATTATGGCTATTGCTAATAGTATTGCTGCTAATGTCGCTGCAACAATCAGAAGCGCAATGGATATTCATTCGCCTTCGCGAGTAACGCGAGAACTTGGTGCTTATACTGGTGAAGGTTTTGCACTTGGTATGCAGGATTGGATGGATGATATCAATGCAATAGGTAAAGAGTACGCTAATGCTGTGACTGATCAGCGATGGGAAACAGATTCACAATTAGCGACATCTGCAAACATATCAAGTGCAGGTGTATCATCATCACTTGATAATCTAAGCGACGAGGTACGCAACCAACAATTGACTAGTCCAACGTTCGAGGTTCATAATGAACTTGTTGGTGATGAAATTTATACAACTATTAAATCTAAAGAAGCAAGAGAAAGTAATAAAGATAATTACTTCAACTTTGCGACATAAGAGAGGAGAAAAATGGATTTATTAGTACAAAAGAGTGATCAATCCTTTCGATTTTCAGAGATTGGTCTACGAATACTTGATGTCGATGACCGTTCATCATCTCTTGAGGTTGATAGTCGAACAGTGAAAGGTCGAAGCGGTAAAATCTTTGCTAGTGCTAAGTATGGCACAAAAAAAGTTAAGGTTAATGGGCGCTTAGTTGTAGCTTCTATTAAAGATTTTATGACAAAAAAAGATGATGTGAATGGCTTACTAGTGGATAGTGAGCCTTTTTACATTACTAAAATGTATCCTCAGAAAGAAAATTTATATGATTTCGAATTGCCTGGGATGAAAGCAGGTGATTTAGACTTATTAAATCAATCTCATACAGCGTGGCACTATCGTTGGAAAGTTTATGTCTCAAGTGAACCTGAGTACACTTTTGTTGGTAAGTCTAGTGAAGGTCTCAAATACAACTTTACAATTGCATTTGAGACTGCAGAACTTCCATTTGGTGAAACTATTGCACAAAATATAGTCATTACTAACGGAACGTTTAATTATTCTGGTACTGCACCTTTTAGCCAGTTAGAATACCCATGGTCTGTAGAGTTAACTTCAACTGGTGGACAAAGTAGTTTTTATCTTGAAATCGATGGGAGGCGCTGGGCTTATCAATATAGTGCACCACTTAATCAAGGCGACGTTATTGTAATCACTGGTATATCCACAACATTGAATAAGATAAATGTGACTGCTAGAACCAATCATGAATATTTTGTTTTAAAGCAAAAAGTCAACAAGACTATTCTCTACAGCACAAATTTTCAAGGCACAATCAAGTTTTTAAACTTTAAAGAACTTTACAAGTAAGGAAGTGATAGATTGACAACTTTTTTAGATCATAAAGATAATGAGTTTGAAGCTCAAGCTGTTGTTAAAACAACTAATGCAGTTAACGGAGAAAGGTCTTTATCAGGAACAATTTATACTAACGAAGAGGTACTAAACAAGGTCGATAAAGGTTGGAAACTTGAGTTTGATGATGAGTATTACAAGATTATTTATGCTAAACCTACTGATACTGGTAACAAAATTCAAGTTGAATTTGATGCAGTTCATCAATTTTTTTATGATTTTGATAAATCATCACTACATAAGCAATTAAATGATGGTTCACATACTTTCCAAGCATATTTGAACTTTATTTTTAATGGCAGCGGGTATACTTACAGTTTAGAAGTAGTTGTCAAATCTTTCGAAAAGCAATCGTTTGGATATAAATCGCGACTTGATTTATTTAATGACATCATTAAGAGTGCAGGAGTTGAATTTTTTGTTCGTGGCAAGGTTGTTCGAATTCTACAAAAAACAGGAACAGATTTATCAACAATCGTACGTAAAAATTTCAATATGAATGAAATCATAATTGAAAAGAAAATCAATGATTTTATTACATATCAGAAGGGTTTTGGAGCGTGGACTGACCAAGAGGATCATTCCAAAGGAAGGCTCGAAGTAGAATATGAAAGTCCACTTGCAAAGGAATATGGACGAATTGAGGGTGAGCCTGTTGTTGATGAGCGGTACACTAACGCTGACAATTTAAAATCAGTACTAAAACAAAATGTAGATTCGTCTTACAATATCGCTGTAAAAATTGACATTGAAGATCTTACAAAAGCAGGTTATCAGTACACTCAACCTATTGCCGGTGATTATATTATGGCTATCAATGAGACACTAGGATTTAAGGAAAAAATCCGAATAGTATCGTTTGAAAGTGAGTATGATGTAACAGGTCAGCTGATTAACCATAAAGTCATTTGTAACGATATTGGTACAATCAAAAAACAAACTGTAGCTGTTAGCCAATTATCAAGTAAGATTAATAATAACCAAGAAATACTAGATAATGCAGTATTTAAAGCAAATCAAGCACTAGCATCAGCTGATGGTAAAAACACTAACTACTATGGTACGGAGATGCCAGTAGATGATCCAAAAGGCACGCTAAGAAAGGGTGATTTGCTTTTTTTAACTGTTGGCGATACTACCAGAATGTATTTCTGGAATGGTGCTGAATGGATTATCAATTCTTTTAGCGACGATATTGATTTTGTAAAGAAAGAAATTACTAATAAAATCATAGAGGTTAATGCAGCAATGAAACTTGCTGATGAACAGTTAACTGAAAAATATAATGCAATTGTTGCTAAAAATGTTAGCCAAGACGAATTAATTAATCAAGCAAAGAATTTGTCTGATTCTGCCAAAAAAGATGCTACAGAAGCATTGACAAACCTTATTAGTGAATCTAAAAAACTGACGGATAAAATGTCTGCGTTATCTAAAACAGAAGTTGAGCATTATTCAACAACTAATCTGCAACTGACACAACTTGATGGTACAGTCAAAGGATTACAAACTAGCTACGAGGCATTGTTAAAAAAAGATGGAGATATCACTCAAACACTCGCTAATTATAAGCAGACGATTGATCAAAATAGTACAAGTATTACTGCTAACAAAAAGACTGTTGATGGTACGCTTAGCAGTCTACAGACCCAAGTCACACAAACGGCTAATGAAATTACAACGAGATTATCTCAAACAAATATTGAAGCGTTGATTACAAGTAAGTCTGCTGTTATCGCTGATAATAAAGTCAAGGAAACTGCAGATAGTTTTAGCAGAGAAATAACTCGTGTTAATAATACTATTGATAATTTAAAGATAGGTACAGTTAATCTACTATCTGGTACTAAAAATTGGACTAAAAATTGGTTTAATCGTAATAACTGGCAATCTGATGACGATAACTTGACTATTGGTAATTTTAGCTTAACAGTGCTAAAGCGCAAAGCAATGTGGAGTGGTATATCACAATTGTATGCTGTAAAAAGCGGAGAGAATTACGTTTTTAGTGCATACGCTAAATCGAGCATGGATAATGACGTTGTGAATTTATATTTATTACCAAACGGTCAATCGCCGCAAGCAAAGATAAGTATTAGTTTCAAGTCAATCACTCTAAACACGGATTGGCAACGTATCGTTATTAAATTTAATGTAACTTCTGATGGCTATATCTTACCGCGTTTTGAACGTTTTAACGAAAACGGATGGTTGTATATTGCAGGCTATCAGCTAGAACATGGAAACGTTGCAAGTGACTATTCAGAGGCACCAGCCGATCAAGAAGACAAAATGACTGTTGAATTTAATAAAATCAACGATACAGTTAACAGCCATAGTCAATTGATTGGTAAACAGAACGAGAGTCTGACGGCTACAATACAAAAAGTTGATAATATACAATCAACAGTATCTAATGTTGATGGACGTTTGTCACGAGTTACACAAACTGCCGACGGTATAGTCACAACAGTTAGTCAGCTTGATAATAATATTTTACCTGGCACAAAAAATTTTACAGGATGGCAAATAGAAGGTGCAGTACTAGAAGATGTAACACAATCATCTTATCCATTTGTCTTTAAAAAATGGATAAGCGGCAACAAGGTATCGCCCTTAATCGAATATGATGTTAAAAAAAATCAAGAGTACACATTTACTGCATACATTGCTAGAGAACAAGCAGGTAATCTATATTTCTACTTGTACGATCTTTGGAATCATCATATCACAAGTGCAACCCCTCGCGAAACCATTATAAGAGACGTTAATTCTAGTGTAATACGATTTAGAATAACATTTATTCCAAATAGAGACGGTAAAATCAGACCACGGTTCGCAATGTTGGCCAGTGATCAAGGCTGGTTTATGGTTGGTGGTTTTATGTTATCTAAAGGTACCGCTGATCTACCCTGGTCTGAATCCAAGCAAGATATCAAAGATAATGTTACTGCGATTAATACAATAGTCGCACAAACAGCGAACAGTTGGGCTATTAAAAATTTGACTTCTAACGGTACTGTATTGAGTCAGCTTAATTTGACTGATGGTAACGTAAAACTGGAAGGTAAGTTAATACATTTGTCAGGTCAATCTATTATTGATAATGGCATTATTACTAATGCGATGATAAAAGATTTAACTGCAGATAAGATTACAGCAGGAACAATTGATGCTAATCGTATAAATGTCATTAATTTAGATGCTAGTAATATTACCAGTGGAAGAATGTCAGCGGACCTGATACGTAGCGGCGTTTTAATATCGCAAAACGGTGCAATGTTAACCGATCTTAATACAGGACAAATTGAATTTTACACAGATAATCCAGCTATCAAACGTATTACTGCAGGTTATCCTAACCAATTCGTTAAATTTGCAACAGGTAATGTTGAAGGAAAGGGCGCGGCTGGCGTAACGGTTATAGGTTCTAATCGATGGGGAAGTGAATCGTCAAACGACGGTGGCTTCGTTGGTATTCGCGCTTGGAATGGTAAAGACATCGATACTCTTGATTTAGTTGGCGATAGTATTCACTTAGCAAGCTCTGCGTACACTAACGCTGATGGTTGGGAAATCATTACTTTGCCAAATCAGCTATCAATAGATGCACGTAACATAAATCATCGTGTAACGTCTAAGGTAAAAGTAGGAGATATTTGGCTATGGAAAAATACATCAACTTATGTAAGCATGAAAGATACAATTAATATGATTATTGATAACTTGCAGCTACTACACAATAATAAAACCACTGAAAAAGGCTACAGTTATACTATTCCAGGAAAGATTTAGGAGAAAAAATGGAAGAAAAAATAAAATCAAATTTAGCTTTACAAATAGCGCAATTATCTTTAGATAAAGCAACTCTACAAGCTCAAAACGAGCAATTACAATTACAAATTGCTGAGTTAAATCAGCAATTAGATGAGATAACTAAACCAGGAGCAAAGTGAGGTGAGTAACATGAAACAATGGAACATTGTTGGAAAACCATTTCCAATTTATCAAGGTGGAGCAGTTGTAAAAACAGATGTGCGTCTGCAAGGAGATGATGGGACATATTTACCACAAGAGCTAATTGGTAATCATGTTGATAAGGATAATCAATCACTGATAAGACTTGTACTTGAAACTTTTGCAAAAGAAAATGTCGTTGATTTCGCAATGCTTGAGTCTGTAAAAGATATTGAGCAACTAAAAGCTGACAAAGTAACTTTAATCAAAAAAATTGCAGAGGCTGATGAGGCAATTTCTAAGATGTCGCAAGCAACAAAAGATATGCAGCTTAAAGTTGATAAAGCAGTTGTCGAGTTAACTGACTTAGTGACATCAAGTGTATCTAGCCTTTCCGTGCCGTCTACATCGATGGAATCAAGCTAATGGAATTAACGTTGAATACCGTTATAACACTATATTATTTAATAAAAAAAGGAGAATTTAATATGACATATACTTTTAAAAAAGATCATCTTATTGTTGACGTTTGGTATCGCCGTGTTGCGAATGGTATTTGTGATTTCGAAGCAGTACCTAAATTATTTAATTTACGAGATATTGTGCTTGAGTTACTTAGTCAAAAAGTTACTGATAAAGAATCAGAGTGAGGTAACTTAATGATAGATTTTGTGCAAGTTGGCGCTTTTGCAGGTGCTGCTTTATCTATTTTGGGAGTATGGGGATTTATTGTTAATCCCTTTAAAAAAGCAATGGAAGCTAACGAGATTGCTATGGCTCAGCTCAAGGACTCACTCAAAGAACTAGCATACGAGCTCAAAAATATAGATAGAGACCGAGAGATTACAAAAGCTGTTATTGATCGTCACGAGGAGCGTTTAGGTCGTGTCGAGGATGATATCATCATCAATAAAGAGCAAATCAAAACATTATTTAATAAGGAGAAATAACATGATTAATTGGAAAGTAAGAATTAAAAACAAAGCATTTTGGTCAGCAATTATTCCAGCAATATTTTTAGTTGTACAAGCAGTTGCAAATGTTTTTGGTTATACACTTGAACTTAGTGATTTAGGTAATAAATTGTTAGTAGTTGTTAATAGTGTGTTTTCAGTACTTGTTATTGCAGGTATTGTTACAGACCCTACTACACAAGGAGTATCAGATAGCAGCCGTGCGCTATCCTACACAGAGCCAAAATAATAGGAGGATAAAATGAAAGCAATCACGAAAATAGCATTAGTACTAGTAATAGCAATATTATATATTCCGTTGTCAGTGATTGCTTTTTTTATTTATCCGTTTTTTGATAAGGAGGACAGATGACCTTTTTAGATAACATTAAGCAAGGCTGCTTAGATGGCTGGACTAAGTACAAAATCTTGCCATCGCTAACCGCAGCACAGGCAATCCTAGAGAGTGGTTGGGGTAAATATGCACCACACAACGCTCTATTTGGTATCAAAGCAGATAGCTCTTGGACTGGTAAGTCGTTTAACACTAAAACCCAAGAGGAATATCAAGCTGGTGTCATGACGGATATTGTCGACAGGTTTAGAGCCTATGACAGCTGGACTGACAGCATTGTCGACCACGGTAAATTTTTAAACGATAATCCACGCTACAAAGCTGTGATTGGAGAGACTGATTATAAAAAAGCTTGTTATGCTATTAAAGACGCTGGTTATGCTACAGCAAGCGGATATGCGGAGTTGTTGATACAACTAATTGAGGAAAATAACTTGCAGTCTTGGGATGCCGAAACTATAAAAAATAAGGAGGAAACGATGACAACCGCAAACGAAATTGTACAATACTGTGTTAACCTTGCCAACTCGGGCATGGGAGTTGATAAAGATGGTGCTTATGGGACGCAGTGTGCTGACTTACCATGTTTTATCGTCAAAAACTGGTTTGGCATTGATTTATGGGGCAATGCGATTGACCTGTTAAATAGTGCAGCAGCACAAGGATTAGAGGTTATCTATGATGCCCCCGGAGTCAATCCCAAAGCCAGTGACTTATTTGTCATGGAGGTAGCTGGAAGTCCGTACGGACATACAGGAGCTGTCATCGAGGACAGTGACGGCTATACTATTAAAACCGTTGAACAAAACATTGACGGCAACTGGGATAGTCTTCAAGTAGGTGGCCCCGCTCGCTTTAATACTCGTGACTTTACTGGCGTTGTCGGCTGGATTAGGTTACCTGTTGACCATACTAACCAGACAGTAGACACATCACCACAAACCTCAGATACTCTCGTAGAGACGCCAAAATCTGGTACCTTTATGCTTGATGTTGCGGAGATTAATATTAGACGTTGGCCAAGTTTAGCCAGTGAAGTAGTAGGCAGCTATAAGCAAGGTGACAACGTTACCTTTGATAGTGAGGGGTACGCCAATGGTTACTATTGGATTAGCTATGTTGGTAGCTCCGGTAAGCGTAATTACATGGCTATTGGGCAAACGGATAAAGACGGCAAGCGCATCAGCTTGTGGGGTAAAATAAAATAAAGCATGTGATTAACAGAGCGACATAAATGTCGGTCAGTTAATGGTGTAACTTACACCGCAACTAAAAAAACAATTTAGGAGGTAAAACTCCTTTAGATAAGACAAATGCCCTCGCTTTTGCGGGGGCTGTTTTTGTGTCTTAAAGATTTCATGTTTGACGAATGTAGTATATTATGGGATAATAGTAATGAACATGAACGGTGAAAAACCTCCTTTCTATGTTCCGACCTGTTCATGTCGTAAAACTCCATGCTTTTTGGCAATGAGGGGGCGGAGGGACGCGCTCGTTAACATAAGTATCCCGTTGGCAATGCGTCCTACCAATACCCAGTTGGTAGGATTTTTTAATTTTTAGAAGGCAAATAATGAAGAGTAAACAATTAGTATTAGGGCAGATTGATTTGAATATGTGTCGGGATTTCAATCTGGCACAAGCCATGGATTATAATTCCAAGACTAAAAGACTATATAATAAAGGGCGAGGTTTTGCTATTGTGTTGGTAACTATTCAAAATCTAACTTTTGCAATCCCTTTGAGAAGCAATATTCCTAAAAAATATCAACTAAAATATAAATTAAGAGACTCTAAAAAATACGGATGTGTAGAGGGACTTGATATTGGCAAAGCTCTAGTAGTAGAAGATCCAAAATATATTCTAAACAGAACGTTCAAATTACGAGAGCAGGTTGACTATTTTAAGATTGTTGATAATGATATACTTATTGTTAACAAGTTGATAAAGGCTATCATAGATTATAATCAAGCTGTGGCTAATAGCGACCAAAATAAATTAACAGATCCTAAACGTTTCAAATTTTCTACTTTTCCAAATTATACTGATCGACTTAAAAGTATTACAGCCGCTGATTACCTCTATTGACATACTCGCATAACCATGAGATAATCACAGTAGCAAGAATCGCCTGACACTAGCGGTTCTTGCTTTTTTATTTGCCTAGAAATAATCAAAATGTTACCATAGAATAAAAATAATAAGGAGGCACATTATGTCACAAGAAAAACTAAAATCAAAATTAGATCAAGCAAAAGGTGGTGCTAAAGAAGGCTTTGGCAAAATAACCGGTGATAAAGAGTTAGAAGCAAAAGGATTTATCGAAAAAACAATTGCTAAAGGCAAAGAACTAGCAGATGATGCTAAAGATGCTGTTGAAGAGGCAGTAGATGCTGTCAAAGAAAAACTGAAATAAATATTAACCGCTCTCTATTGAGGGCGGTTTTTTTGTGTGTCTAGAGTTTGCTTTCAATTAATTGTTTTAATTCTAATAAGTCTTCTTTTGTAGCATTTTTGTTAATAAAACTACGAGCAGTAGATCGTTTTGATAGATAGGTTCTATGTTCTCTATTGTTTTCTGCCCACTTTTTATTTGCTTTTTCTTGAGGTGTTAATTCTTTATCCATTTCAATCATCCTTATTAATAAAGTAAAATACAACTAAACAAATCGCGAAAATAATCAAATATTTCATATTTGTCTTAGATATGATATACTATCAGTAGTGGCAAGGGGCTTGAGCCCCAAACTACTACTAGAACCTTATTTGAATCTCCGTGGCCGTTTTTTCTTTTTAGGTTCTTTTTTTATTGCTGTGATTATGCTTGCTATACCAACCAACAGAGTTCCGATTGAAGTAAGCAAATCAGCAATTTCTGATATTCTCATATCTTCCTCCTTTCTATATATTAATTATAATACATGTACTATATAAACTCAATACTTTTTTTAAAAATATTTATCTTTTTTTGTCTATCACAACAGAAAAATTTAAAATTGTCTATTTTTAGGATTTTTTTACGAATAGATAGAGAGGAGGATAAAATATGTTATACATAGATGAGTTTAAAGAAGCGATTGAAAAAGGATATATCAGCAGTGATACAGTGATGGTTGTGCGTAAAAACGGAAAGATATTTGATTATGTGTTACCACACGAAAAAGTGAGAGAAGAAGAGGTTGTGACAGTTGAGAGAGTGGAAGATGTTATGAGAGAATTGGAGTAA